CCGTTCTAGAAACTCAAACTTTCTAGACCCCCCACACCCCCTTTTAGGGGCCTAGCTTGCGCACTCGACTATAGATTGTCTGTTTTAGACATGTACTTGCTAAAAATAGTAAATGAGACTAAACTAAAGGGGTACACCTTAAAAAAGAAGTTTTGGTGCAAAACAGAGTCTTAAAAAAATTCTGCAAAAAATTATATGAAACAGGAAGACATTAATAAATTACCCCCTGACGTAAAAAAAGATTTCATGAAGTATGCTATTAAGTTAGCGGAAAAGAAAACCCAATCCGCGGCACACGATGACTTCTTAACTTTTACTAAACATGTATGGCCTGAATTTATAGAAGGCAAACATCACAAAATTATAGCGGAAAAATTTAACCGTCTGGCAAAAGGAGAAGTTAAACGGTTAATTATTAATATGCCACCGAGACATACTAAGTCAGAGTTTGCATCTAACTTACTTCCGGCATGGATGGTAGGACGTAAACCAGATTTAAAAATTATCCAAACAACCCACACCACAGAACTTGCCTTACGATTTGGTAGGAAAGCAAAGAACTTAATTGATAGTCCAGAGTATCAACAACTATTTAAAACAAGACTAAAAGAAGATTCACAAGCCGCGGGTAAATGGGAAACAGAACAAGGCGGTGAATACTACGCAGCCGGCGTTGGATCTGCCATCACGGGCCGTGGTGCGGATTTACTTATTATTGATGATCCACACTCGGAGCAAGATGCGTTGAACGTGGATGCATTAGAGAAAGCTTACGAATGGTATACATCAGGACCACGTCAAAGATTACAACCTGGTGGAGCAATCGTTGTGGTAATGACAAGATGGAGTATGAAAGATTTAACCGGAGCGTTGTTAAAATCACAAAAAGAATTAAAAGCAGACCAATGGGAAGTAGTAGAGTTTCCAGCAATCCTACCTTCTGGTAAACCTGTATGGCCAGGGTATTGGAAACTAGCTGAATTAGAATCTGTTAAAGCATCTCTATCAGTTGGTAAGTGGAGTGCGCAATGGATGCAAAATCCTACCTCAGCAGAAGGCTCTATTATAAAACGAGAGTGGTGGAAGATTTGGGATAAGAATTATATACCTCCCTTACAACATATTATTCAAAGCTATGATACTGCATTCTTAAAAAAAGAAACTGCAGATTACTCTGCCATTACAACATGGGGTGTTTTCTATCCTAATGCAGATAGTCCAGCTAACTTACTATTGCTCGATGCAGTCAAGGAAAGACTAGAATTTCCAGAACTACGTAAGAAAGCCTATGAACAATTTAAGTATTGGAATCCTGAGACCGTTATTGTAGAAGCCAAAGCATCTGGACTTCCCTTAACTTATGAGTTGCGAAAGATGGGGATACCTGTTATAAATTTCACTCCTAGTAGAGGTAATGATAAACATGCTAGGGTTAACTCCGTTGCACCACTTTTTGAGAGTGGTATAATATGGGCACCTGAAGATAAATTTGCAGAAGAAGTAATCGAAGAATGTGCTGCATTTCCCTATGGAGATAATGACGATTTAGTGGATAGCACAACCCAAGCTGTTATGAGATTTAGACAGGGAGGATTTATAGGACACCCAGATGATGAAAAACAACAAGAACAATTTAAACAAACCAACCCTGAGTATTATTAATGGCGACTAATATTATTAATCAAAATTTACAAAACCTTCAAGATCCAGATCCAGATACAGATATGAATCAGATGATTCCAGAAGCAAACAACTTTGCTTTGGATATAGGATCTAGAGTTGCTCCCCTTGGAACTTTTTTTGCAGGTACTGATTATAGATCTCCTAATATGGATAAAAATATAATGGACATAATAGAAAATCAAGGTACACAAAAAGGTACTATTGGTTATCAAGACTATGATTCTAAACAACCTTCTAATACAGCTTTTCCTGATTTAGATGGAATGATGTCTAGGTATTTAAGTGGAGAAATATCTCCAGCTCAATTTGGAAATGCAACACAAACAGGAAGAATGAATTATAACTTAGATCCTAATACAGGACAATATAATTTTACGGGAAACAAATATGATTTTAGACCAGAAGTAGCTGATCAGGGTGGAATTTTTGGTTATTTTGCTAATAAAGCTAATGAAAGGGGAATGGATATTAATCCTGGATCTTCAACAAAGGCTGGATATTTAAGTGACTACGAAGCCGGAGAAAATTTAGGTACGGTAAATGATTTTTACAAATCAGAGCAACCAGCATCTGCTAATTCAATGGGACCAGAATTTTATGGTTCAGCACCAAATAAAAATTTTTTAACTGGTATTTTAGAATCTTTATCAGATTTAGAATTACAAGATTATTTACCTTTTGGAGAAAAATCTATATCAAGTATGGCAGCAAGAGGAGCTGGAAATATGGTTAGAGGAATTGGAAATTTCTTTCAAGGAAATCCTAGACAAAGAGCAAGAAACGAAGCTAATAAAAGATTTGGTGTTGGTGATATTTATGGTTATGGTATGGGTTCAGCAAGTGGCGCTAACAAAGATGCTTTTGGATTTAATACCGTAAGTGGTTTTGGAGACTACGAACAACACATGAGAGATCAATTAGCTAAATTAGATGCTCAAAAAAAAGCCGGTAAAACATTTAGACCAGGAAGCTGGCAAGACAAAATGGATAAAGATTATGGAAAATCTATTTCAACAATAGACGCTGAAGCAGCGGCAGCAGATAAAGCAGAAAAAGATAAATTTAATCGTATGCTTTCTAATATGAACAATAGCGGCGGCGGCGGCGGCGGTGGTGGTGGTCTTAGTGCTAATGAAACAAATTCAGCTGGACATAGTTATGATGAGGCGGGTCTTAACGGATAATGTTAAATTTAAAATATAATGATATTACAGGGGACATAGTAAAATATGATCCTAAAGTAGGATTAACCCCTGAAGATGAAGTGGTTACACAAGAAGAATTTTTACAATGGATGGGTGAAAATCCTGGCTCTAAAGATGAACAAGCTGAAAGAGTTGAAGATATTGAAAGTTTGACAGTTAAAGAAACACCTGATAGTACAGAGATAGAAGAAGGTGTTGAAACAATTACAGAGAGAGGATAGAATACCCCATGGCTGAAATAGATAAATCTTTATCGGATACTAAAACTACTGTTGCACTTCCAGGTGAAGTTGAAATAGAAGAAGCAGTAAAAGAAAAAATTGAAGAAGTTCAAACGGATGGTGGTCCAGTAGAAATTGAAATGACTGAAGAAGGTGGGGCAGAAGTTTCTTTTGATCCCAAAGCAGCATCACCAGAAGGTGGTGAAGATCATTTTGAAAACCTTGCAGAATTTTTAGAAGATGGAATTTTAGATCCCTTAGGACTTAAACTTATAGATTCATATAATGAATACAAAGAATCTAGAGCTGACTGGGAAGATAGTTACAGAGAAGGTTTAGATTTATTAGGTTTTAAATATCAAAGAAGAACACAACCCTTTAGAGGTGCATCAGGTGTTAATCACCCTGTACTTGCTGAAGCGGTTACACAATTTCAAGCACAAGCTTACAAAGAATTATTACCAGCAGCAGGTCCTGTTAGAACACAAATTTTAGGAGATGTAACAACTCCAAAAGAAGATCAAGCAACTAGAGTTAAAGACTTCATGAATTATCAAATTATGGATCAAATGAAAGAGTATGAACCTGAGTTTGATCAAATGCTTTTCTATTTACCCCTAAGCGGTTCTACATTTAAGAAAGTCTATTATGACGATCTTTTAGGTAGAGCCGTTTCCAAATTTGTACCCGCTGAAGATTTAGTAGTTCCTTACTCTGCAACTTCTTTGGATGATGCAGAATCAATTATTCATATTGTTAAAATTTCTGAAAATGAATTACGTAAACAACAAGTATCTGGATTTTATAAAGATATAGAATTAGGAACACCTCCAGTTACAGAAAATCAATTAGAAGATAAAAAATTAGAATTAGAGGGAATTACTAAAAATAGTCAAGAAGATCAATATACAATGTATGAAATTCATACTGATTTAGATTTAGAAGGTTATGAAGATGTTGATGAAGAAGGAGAACCAACAGGAATTAAATTACCTTATATTATAACTGTAGCTGAAGTTAATTCAAAAGTTTTATCTATTAGAAGAAATTATAGTCCCGAAGACCCATTAAAGAAAAAGAAAAATTACTTTGTACAATTTAAATTTTTACCAGGAACTGGATTTTATGGTTTTGGTTTAATTCATATGATTGGTGGTTTAACAAGAACTGCCACAGCAGCTTTAAGACAATTATTAGATGCAGGAACTTTAGCTAACTTACCTGCTGGATTTAAATCTAGAGGAGTTAGAATTAGAGACGATGCACAACCATTACAACCTGGTGAATTTAGAGATGTTGATTCTCCAACAGGAGCAATTTCAGATCAGTTTATGCAATTACCATTTAAAGGACCTAATCAAACTTTATTACAATTAATGGGTGTATGTGTTCAAGCGGGTCAACGCTTCGCGTCCATCGCAGACTCACAAGTGGGTGACATGAACCAAGCCGCTGCCGTCGGTACGACAGTAGCATTATTGGAGCGTGGATCGCGGGTTATGTCAGCGATACACAAAAGATTATACGTAGGATTAAAACAAGAGTTTAAATTATTAGCAGAAGTATTTAAAACTTATTTACCACCTGTTTATCCTTATGATGTACCTGGTGCATCTAGAGAAGTTAAAGTTCAAGACTTTGATGACAAGATAGATATTTTACCAGTAGCAGATCCAAACATATTTTCTCAAACTCAAAGAATATCAATGGCTCAAACTCAATTACAATTAGCTCAATCTAATCCAAAAATTCATAATTTATACCAAGCTTATAGATCTATGTATGATGCAATTGGTGTTAAGAATGTAAATGCTATTTTACCACCACCAATGAAACCAGCTCCTTTAGATCCAAGTCTAGAACATATTTTATCTATATCAGCAAAACCTT